TGGTAATGCCAAGAATGCAGGAATCTTCTTCATCGTTACATTGTAAAGTCTATCTGTGTGATTGCTTCGGATCATGTGAGCTTCTTTAGCATGCTCTACTAATGACCAGAGAACTTCTACTGCTTTATCTCTATCAGCAGCTAGTGTCTGCTCGTACCACCCTGGCGTGTTCTCTGTCCATCGGGATATTTGTGGGAGATCGATTTCATCTCCCAGTGTAACGACAGAATCGGGGCGGTAAGTCTTAATAAAACTTGCAACATTTTTAACAGCTACTGGATCGTGATAGGGAACTTGTAAGTCTGGAACTACTACAGTTCTTTTCATTCATCCTCATCGTCATACCAGTCTGGCTCTGGGATATTTGGGTTGATAGGCGATGGAAGTATCCATTCAGGATAAGCCTGTTTCTCTACAATAATGGCAAGTGCCAAATCAACATCGAAGCCTGCGCGGCGTAATGCACGATACATTTCATGCACTCCGATAGCCCACGCATCTAACTTGGAATAGCCTTCATCCACAAGCTTGTTAGTTGCTTTTCTTGCCATGAGATAAGTGTCACCTCTCTAGAAGAGTTATTATTGTTTCGACACGCCCTTCAAGTCGATTCAATCTGTCATTCATCGATGAACCGCCATTTGGTTTTAGTTCATTTAAGTAATGCTTTACTAACCAGCGGATTGATCCAACAAAGCCAGTAACGATTGAGATAACTGCAACTGCGAGAGCTGCCCAGTTAAGGGCAGTCATTACTTCTGAATGCCTAAACCTGAGTCGTTAGGATTTAACCAACGAATAACTGGTGGCAAGCATGATGAAAGTCCGGCAGCAAGTAATGCTTTTGGCTCTGTCACACCAGCTGCTGCAAGTGTTAATACTGCTACTAAGAATGCTCTAGCCCATGAGCCTGCTGCTGTTTTAAGGTCTTTCATTTGTTGTTGCTCCTAGCATCGGGATGTCGAACCAGCGACCATTCTGATCGCCTTCTTTAGTGAATGAAATGTGGATGTGATGATCGTGGCGATTAATCCCATCATAAGTACGCCAGTTCCAAGATTTCTTAGAGGAAGCGATCTTGCCTGCATAGATGATGTAAGAAATTCTTTTCTCACCTGCTTTGGCGCATAGGCGTATTTGGTCGGCAAGATAAGCACCTGTGCTGGGGCGTGTGTCGAAATCCTTATCCACATCAATAGCCCTGACGATTCCGTTAGACGGATCGGGATTGTGGTCACTTGGACGACTGGCGTGAGCGGCATCGCCTATCCAACCATCAGACTTTCTATCGCGGTCTGGAAAGGAATCATCAATCTGCTCACGAAGTTGTTGCCCTGCTTTACAGAGTAGCGGCTTCATCAAGACTCTTTAGATATGCCTGATAATCAGAGTTAGCAGGGTCAGATGGAATAGACAACATATGACCATCGCCTAAGTCTGCGTTAATTGTTGTGCCACCTGTTGGTGTTTCAATAACTGTGTAAATGGGTTTCATTACAACTCCGATGTGAAGGCTAGGTAGGCAGAAGCATTATTGGCAAAAACATATCCTGCTTGTCCAGCAGTACCTGATGCTTCAGAGTTATTGTAGATAGCAACTCCTGTGGCATTGGCTTGGTCAAGCGTAAAACTGTTAAAAGTATCAGTACCGCCATTGCGGACAAATGAATAATAGTTAGTGCCAGTTACTTGGTCTATTGCTGGTGATGTTCTCATAGTTACTGGAAATGGCACATAGGCATTTAAAGATGAAGCGCTGTAATAAAATGCAGACATAAGCGCAGCGTTTACAACTCCATTAGTAAGTTTGTAGTAATACCTTTGGCAAGCAGCCAATTCACCTTGGATAGTTCCACCTGCACGGCTAAAGGTAGTTGGAGTGCTGCCCAATTCAACCTGCACTCCTGTGATTTCGTAATAATCTGCTGCTCCTGCCGTACCCACAGGCGTAAAGTCTGTGTATATTCCCATTTCGGTAGTAGCCGCTGCAATAGTGGCTGTTCCGCTAAATCGTTGCCACGTTGTTGTAAGTGTTGGAGTAAGTGTTATAGGAATAGCCTGAGCAACATATCCTGTAAGTAAAACATTTTGGTCTGTTCCTGTACCAGTTCTTAGGCTGATAGATATTTGACTGGATGCTCCTGAAAAGTTTGCGCCCTTGCGAGCATAAAAAGAAAAGGTAACCGCTTTACCAGCCATAGGTATTGAATTAACTGACTCTAAACTATTGCCCGAATAGATAGTAGTAGTAGACGTATTCCCTGAGTCCCGTGATACACGGGTGCAATACTGGATGCTTGGTAAGTTAGTCGTATCATTTGTTACTTGTCTAGATACTGTGCTGCCTGCAACTGCTCGGTAATACTGCCAGCGGTCTGCGGTGTAAGTTCCTGTACTTGGTACAAAAGATGTGCCGCGTTGCCATATATCCATACCGCCGTTAATGATGGCATTTTTACCTGCTTGGTAAGAGAGTGTGCTGCTAGTAAGCAGGTTGATAGTGCCAGTAATATCATTGACATCCGATGCGGAATAGACATCTCCATCCGCATAAGTCGTTTTCAGTGGAAATCCGACAGCCATTAGCACACCTCTTTCATAGGGTCAATTCTAGTACATAACATCGAGCAAAGCCTCCTGGGTCGCTAGTGTGGTACTCCATGTGTTAGGGGTGATGTTGTGAGCAATTCCCTGCACTTGGAGTTTCTTCTGAATAGTCGATCCACCAGGTTGCTCATTGGTGATGTCTACTGTGTTAAAGAAGTCAAGGCTTAGAGCTGCTGTAATGCCTGCTGAATAACTAGGAGTCATTAAATCTAGGGTAATTGTTTCAATACGGATAGAAGTTTCTTTACGGCTATCGACATAGGCGGTTGCAAGGCTTAGGGCATTAGCATCTGTCTGCATGAGCATATCTGTAGCTGTAATGGATCGTGTGAAGTATTGGGCAATAGATGTCGCATCTGAGTAAGTCTGTGCTGTGCCACCAATACGGGTGACAGTTGCTTTGTTCACGATTGTCTTGTCATCGAGTGCAAAGGTAATTCCAGCGTAGTTAATTCCTGTGCCATTTTGGTTAAATACTGTTGGGCTAGCAGCTTGGGCATCATAGACGAACTGGCGACCCTTAAAGGTTGCTACGCCATTCTCATCGATATAGAACGCGCCCTGTTCTGTGAACTCAGCAGTCTGGATTGCCTCTAGGACTGTGCGAGTTGTGCCAGGGTCTGCCACGCAAGTTGTAGCGCCTGTGCCAATGCTGGTGAATGCTGGCGGCCATGCAATCATGGTAAGGATAGATTGAACGCGCTGAGCAGTTGTCTGTCCTGCTGTGCCACCTGTAACGGTTGTCACATTGGAGTTATACATCAAGCGGAATGCATCGTAGCAAACGAAGGTAATGTATCCCAATTCCTGTCCAGTCGGATAGGTATAGCGATATTCGGTGATGTAACCGCCAAATAAGCCATAAGTAACTCCGCCATAGATAGCAGATGCCTGTATCTTCCTAAGTGGCTGTAATAGCCCGTAATAGGGGCTAGATGTGTTCTGTGGGTTGAAGTCACCATCTGGATCAACAACTCTGATAGTTGCCTGTCCTGACTCGTATTTATCTTGCAGAAGGTTTCGCCCTCGACGTGTCGAGATATTAGTAGTCTGAGCAGAAACATCAACGATAACTGGAATAGCAGAAGCAAGCTCAGCAAAGCCTAGCTGTGAAGTACCCAAGATAAACGGATTACCGAATGATGCTCCACCCGATAGGTTTATCTTTACTGAAAGGGTTGCTGGTAATGCCATTATGCATAACTTGTCGAATAGTTAATTGGGATGCCAGAGGCCTGATTGTTGTAAATGGCGTTAGTCACCATAGAAACCAAGTCACGATCTGTAGTGACTGAACCTGCCACATTGATATTGACCACAGGCGCACCGCCACCGCCAGCTTGTCCTGCACCTGCTAGACCGCCATAGTTGTTCTGGCCTAGATTACTCATGCCACTACCGAAGCCCTCATAACCGCCTGTAGGAGGCGTAAAGGCTTGAAAACCTTGTGAGGTTGGTGTAACACCTATTCCCATTGCTCTTAATGTATCGCGCTCTCCTAGAGCAAACTTGCCGAAATTAAGCATCACATCTAATGCGCCAAACATGGCTTTTCCAAAGTTTTCCATAGCATCAGCTGCTGAATTGGTTTTCATGATTTGACCTGCAAGGGCTGCATTCTGGTCATGGATAGCAATAAGCGACTTCAATCGCATTTGTGTTTCGCTATCTGTTGCCTGATTCAAAGCTGCAAATAATCCAATGCGCTCTACGTCAAACTTCTTTTCCAATTCTTTCAGAGCTAGTTCATCGCCTGTAAGGGTTAGTTTGCGAGTCGTATTGTCATTGTCAATCTTCTTTAAATCGTTTTGTTTCTTTTGAAGTTTGATTGCATCCCTAGCGGCTTTATCAATAGCCATGCGCTCTGCTGGGGATTGGGCTGGAGTACCTGCGCTTCTGGCTTTAGTAGATGAGCCTAACTTACCTAGCAATCCGATTATGTTGTATTGAGCAACATCGCCAATAGCGCCAAATAAATCTTTAAGGACTGGCAGCGAGTTAAGTTTAGAAGTCAGAACTCCGATGCCATAAATGACATTACCAATCTGAGTGGCAAAACCTTCCATTGCAGTAGTTGCTCCGCCGATACCTTCTTCGCCAGCAATAAGTTGCATAGCATCAAGTAGGTCTTTGCCAATAATCTCTTTAGCGTTCTCAGATGCAACTGCTAGGCGAGCCATTGATCCTGCATAACCTTCAGCAGCGGCTAACGCCTGACCAGAAAATTTCTTTGTAAGTTCTGCTGTAATTAAGTCTAAGTCACCAGATGCAAGCGTGGCTTTAGATAAACCTGCACCTAAACGGCTAAGAGCTGTGGTCTGACCACCATAAGCCTTTGCAAGTGCCAAAGACACAGCGCCTAAATCTCTGCCTGTACCTGCTGCGATGTCGAGGGCTAGA